GTCTATGTTGTACCAATACTCATCCTCCGGTGAGAGGGTAGAGATTGGGCTTGTTTGGAATAGCCGGGTTTTGGTATCAAACCAAAGGTCGCGGCTAAAATTAACTCCCGAGTTGCGTTGCTTGAATACTGTGAACACTGCATCACCCTGCTTCTTGTATTTATCCTGCTCCTCAGGACTGCCATTAGACATTGCCAACTCCTTAGCAGTGTTGCGGTGCATTGAGCATATGGTGTGGCTAGCCTGAGACAGTTCTTGACTGCCAAGGATAGATCCGGGGCTGGTCGGGGCATACTTGGTGCCCCCGTTCTCTTTACTTTTTGCATCGGCATGAGCTATCAGGACTATTGAAAGCTGGTGCTTCACGGCTGTCCTAGCTAGATCCTTTGATATCAAACCCTGTTGTTCAAAGTCAAGCTTTGGAGCAAGATAGCTAAAACTATCTATCAATATTGTGTTAATCCCATACTTCTGCTTGGCCAATATAATCTCTGCCTTCAGTCCCTCCCAGTTAGATCCGTTGTCCCTGAAATTTGTATCATCTATGAAGTAGATGTTCTCTCCTAGTTCCTCGGCAACTTGAGCGCATTGCTCATGCTTGGGTTCCTCTCCAAGAAGCTGTGTTCCTAGTTGAAGCATCATGTTTTCTATGGGTACCTCAAAACTCACTGCCATACACTTGGTTCCTGTGCTGGCTAGGTGAAGCAACAACTGGTAAGCTATCTGGCTTTTCCCTGAGCCGGGAATGCCAATGATCGTGAACAGTTCACTCTCCCTCAAGGACAAGGGCATATCTTGGAAGCACCAGTTCTTCCACTCTCTCTCCCTCTCCTGTTGGGTAACGCAGTCCTGCATCTGCAAGACAAAGTCATTGGGTTTTACCAATGCCTCCGGCTCGTTGCCTTTGGCGCTATCCATCAGGGCCTTCAGATCGTCCTCTGTGGGGTGATCCTTGACCAGCCAGTCGTTTACGTCGTTGTGTGGTTCCGGTATCTGAATCCGGTAGCAACGATCCGCTGACAGCCTTTGAGATAGCTTGATAAACATCTGTTGGCCTGCGTCATCCATGTCGCTGGCAACGTAGATGCGTTCCATCCTAGTCAGCATCTCAAAGCAGTTCTCAATCCAACCATGATTGCTAGCTGAGGGGACAGCAATTACTGGAATGCTGTTCTCCTTCTGTATCTGGTGAAGGCTCATGCAATCAATCTCCCCTTCACAAATGATTAGTTCTCGGTCGTCCTCCCCTACTAAGTGCAACCCAAACGGGGTGTTGAATACTGGCTGGGTGCTGTAGATTTGTTTCTTGTTCCCTATCCTAGTAACACAGGTGTACTTGAGCATCCGACAACGGCCCTCAGCATCATAAAGGGGAGCCCCCCACCAGTGTCCCCCCTTCTGCTCGTGGTGGAAGATGTTGAACTTGCCAAGGGTGCGCTCGTTTATCCCTCGCTTCTCCACCATGTACCGGTGAACCTCGCTCCCTCTCAAGGCAGTGTCGGGGATAGTTTGAACCTCCACCCTGTCCTCGTTCTTGACCGTTCTAATTTGCTCAAACCCACAAAACTTGAGAGCCCACCGCATCGTTTCCGAGAACGATCCACCTAGCTTGCGGTGACACAGTTCTAAGATGTTGCAACTCTCTCCAGTCTGGTGATCCTTGGCAACGTAGACAGAGGAATTCTTTGCCTTGAACACATTGCAGGACCTGCCTTCAGCATCGCCCCGCATATCTGCCATGACATATCGCCCTCCAGCTTCCCGCTTTGCTCCGGGAAACATTTCGGCCATGAGCCGATCAATTTTAGACGACAGCTCACGCTTTATCTCTTCAGGTGTTTTCATATTTTGATATTCAAGGGCTCGTTTTGTTCTCTTGGTTCAGGTTTTAATAACCGGTCAATTATAACACCAGTGCAGCAATGCTGTTCTGTCGCCAGTCGGTGCAATAGTTCGTGAGTCTGGGGAGTAATTGTAGTTTGCAATCGCACCCTGTCCCCCGGCATCCACTTGCGTGGCCTGCCTCTCCGCTCTTTTCTATTTTTATATCTGACAAGAGCAAGATCCCTGTCTGATGGATCGTTATCTGTCAACTGCTGTTTGGTTTTTCTGTTTTCACTCATATTTTTTTACTTGTTGTTGGTTATTTTTAAAGTTTAGCGCTTCTGAATTGTATCCATTCTCTATGGCTGCTGCATCCCAAGCTCTTGCCGCCTCCTCTTCATCATCAAAGCATCCGAGGTGTGGCCTTTTCCCGTCAACCATGATGCGAGCCTCCCACTTTTTCCTATCTTTCACCCAACAAACACCCCGAAATTTAGATGTTACTCCCTCTCTTTTCTTTGAATAGCTTTTAAGGTTTTGGGAGTGTGTCACCATCCTTAAATTGTCAACGTGGTTATTAGTCCTCACCCCATTGATGTGATCCACTTGCAAGGACTTGTCCCAATCGGGAAGGAAATGCTGGGCCACAAGGCGAGAAACTAAAAAAGTTTTAGTCCTTTTATTTTTATACAAACTAACGTGAGTGTACCCCCTGTTGCCCATTCTATCTGCCATAATCCTAGTCTTGCCATACCACAGTGACATAACTCTCCCTTGATTGGATATTCGGTAGTGTCCCTCATAGCCAACGATGTCTTTCCACTCTTCTTCTTTCATAATTCTTGGTAACCTATAACAAAATTCTTGGTTGGTAAGTAACTCTTGGTTACTCTAACAGACTATAACCTTTCTTTAGATAAGAGAATACTAGGATAGGGTAACGCAGGGTTACCACCCCCCGGTAGGGTGACGGTAAACAGGTTGGAGTTGTCCATTCTTCTCTTAATTGTAACGAGCTTGCGTTTCTGAAGCCTTGTAAGCACCCTAGAAACGCTTTTCGGGTGAAGGCCGGTATCTTTCCCTATCTTTGAAGTGGAAGGGAAGCACAGGCCATTGTCCGGGTTGGCGTGGTGTGCCAAGCAAAGCAACACAAGCTTCTCTGTTGAGGGCAAGGGGATAGCCCAAGCCCTCTTCTCCAGTTCAAAGGACATTAGCAACCGTGGTAATTGTCCTCCCACCTAGCTTCTGCCCAAGCATCTTCGGCCTGTTCCCTAGCCTCTTGCAGGGCCATTTCACAAAGCCGGTGCCGGTCCTCCTCTCTCAGTTCGTCCCAAACATCTTCACCGTCTTTCCAAACCCCCTCTATGAGGCACTCGTCGAGATCCACGGCCACCTCATAAGAGGCGCCGAGATCTTTTACTGTGTATGTTGGTATCATTGTGAGAGATTGCCCTCCCCGGCTTGGAGCATATTGAAAAGCTCCCCAAGCTCGTCCACCTCTTCAGGTGTTGGCTCGGTGTCTAGTCTGTACAGTTCATCCTTGTACAGTTCTTCCATCATCTTGTTTTCTTCTTCATTTAATGGCATCTTTTTTCCTTTCATTTATGGGGCATTGCCCCGGTTCAATTATTAGTAGAGTTGAAAAACCCCATGCGTTCAAGCTCTTTTTTAACTTTGTTCCAATGGGGTTGAGTTGCCTCCAGTTTCCGGCTCCCGTTCGGCCCTCCGTTGTGGATGCGACTCCAGTCCTCCACCGTTGGTTGCCTCCCCAATCTTTTGGGGGTTGCATATCTCCCCATATAACATTGAATGATAAGCTCGGCCCGTTCCGGGTTGAAGGCGTCACTATGTTTAAAGGGCTTGGCAATCACCCCGTTAGCTAGCCCCCACTCGCTAGCATCTTGGACATAGGCAGCTTGGAGTTGGTACATTCCCCAACTCGCGCCGCCGTCTCCAATGGCTTCGGGGTTGCCCCCACTCTCAACTAGAGCAAGGGCCTTCAAGAACAATAGCCAGCCGGTCATATTTCCTCCCCCTTATATATTAAGGAAAGCACTTCTTCTTTTAGCGGGAATCCGTAGTGGTCCAAAGATTTCAACTCTTCAATGGGCAAGTCTTTTATTTTCACCCCGAAGAATGGACTGCTCTCTTCGTTCATCTTGTCCTCCCAACCAAAAGCTTTCTCTTCTTCTTGGTCCAAGTAAGTTTGGAAGTCTTTAGGGCTCAACGCTCTTATTGAGCGGTCATCTAGTTTTGTGAAATCAAATGTCATTGCCTTGTCCTTTCTTAGTTTGGGATTGAATAAACTTTACAACTTTCGGAGTGAGTCCCCACTCCCATTCCATTGAGAGTTTTCCCCCTTCTACCCTTCCATAGTTGGAAGAGTAGTTGCCTATCAAAGCAACGGAGTGCCCCCTTTCGTTTGGTTCAATAGTTATTTCAACGTTTCCTATTTTCATTTTTCTTTTCCTTTCTTATAAAATTGGATTGAGAACAATCCGATTGAGTTAATTTCCCACCCGCTCGCCTTCAGCTTTTCAGCCTCCAGCAAACCGGGTATTGTTATTAGTGAACAGGTCTTGTACTTAGTCATTTTCCACCCCCTCAAATGCGTCCGGATTGCCCGCTTTGATTGCCTTAAAACTCCTTGCGGTTATCTCAACCGCAACCCCCTCATTAAAAGGAAAGCCCCATTGGCTTGCGTTTTTCCTTGCTTCTTTTTCATTCAAGCCGACACCCCAAACGGAGCCGCTCAAATCGTGGTCAATAATTGCAAAGTGCTTCACTTGCTTTTCCTTTCTATTTTGATAAAGCCTAGTTGGTCCACCTTTAAAGAGTCCCAACCGGGGACAATGCATTTTCTTATGTCGCTTACAATTTCCTCTAGCAACCCTTGGTACCTATTTATTTCCGAGTTGCTTTGAGTGAGATAGTTTAGGTCCCACTCGTTTCCGAAAATTTCCCGGCCAAGTTGCAAGCTCTCGTTGTGTTTTTTGATAAGCCTTTCAGTCATTGCGGTTCCACTCCTTCCAATCTTCTTTGAGGGATTCAATATCTACCTTGAAGGCAATGCCTAGGCACTCGACGTAGTGCAAGGAGCCGTCTTCTTCTTGCCACTCAATTTCCCCTACCGGCAAGTTTATATCCAATCCGGAGTCAAAGTAGTTAAGTTCTCTCCAGTCTCCAATGTGGCCTTGCAAGTGGAACTCTCTATCCTTTTCCGGTATTTCCTTGAGTGCTCCGGCAAGCTCCTTTGAGCAATAGCGTTCCAAAAACTCTTCGTTAAGTTCAAGGGCGTTGCCTATCGCATCACCTAGCGATTGCGCTTCCCATTCAATGATTTGTTCGGCTTGTTCTTCGGTTATCTCTTTTGTTTTCATATTCTTTTGCTTTCTTTTTTAGGGTTTGGTTTTTGGGTTTAAAGTTTGGGGGCTATGCGCCCCCCTCAATTCCTAGTATGAAGCTTGACGCCTTGCCAGCTTTACCGCTTGCGGATATTGTCCAAGTTGGATTGTCTTTTAGCTTTCTACTCCAGCTTTGAAGATAGGCAGCCGAGTTGTCCCAGTCCGGCTCCACTCCAATCATTGCGCAGGTAATGCAAGCGCCGATTTCAGCAACCAACTCCTCAAAGGCGTAGGTTTTATCACCAAAGGCGGCTTTTCCCTCAATGCCTTTCCGGTTTAGTCGGTTTTCGGCGCCGGTGGAATGGACAAGCTCATGAGCTAAAACCGCTTGGTAATGATCGCGCGTCTTGAAAGCTTGCTCGTGTGGCATTTGGACAAGATCCTTTGAAGGCATATAATAAGCCCGGCCGCCACCGTGGCAAAGCTCAATGCCTTCCCGGTCAATATAATCTTGCAAGGCCGTTTCCGGTTCACTTGGTAAAATGTCTTCGGGCTTTACGCCTTCCACTAGATGCTCAAGCCCCTTGCAATGCGTCAAGGCGTTAAAGACCCTTGAATGCTTCAAGAAAGGTATCACCTTTTCTTCACCTGTCTCCTTGTCCACCTTCTTAACAAAGTTCCAATAGATGATTGGAATGCCACCTTTTTTGTAAACGTACCCGCCTAGCTCTTTTGCTTGCTTGAATGTCACCCAAGCGTTGCAAGGCGCTTCTTGAATCATTAAGATTGTCAAGTTTGTGCCTTGGTAAGCTTTCTTGGTAAGCAAATTGTAAGGCAATCCGCGCTCACGGACACCTTTCCAGCTCTTTTGCCACGGATTAACGCCGGCGTCCATTAGGTCCGTGAGTCTTTTGGTTACGTCTTCTTGGATTTGAATGTTGGTTACTTTTGATTTTTTCATATGGTTATTGGTTAAAGGTTTACACCCCCAAACCCCGCAAGTCTAAATTGCAGGGTGAGGGGTTTGGTTTGGTTATTGGTTCAAGTTAGATCTACCGTTTCACTGGCTAATTCAACTAAGTTCAAGTGGTCATCGCGTCTCGGCTTACGGTGCAATCTTTTACTTGCTGCCTTGAAATAATCCGCCATAGCTTGGGTCCTACTGAAAGCCATTTCCATGTGAACTGCTTGCACATTTTCAGAATCCGGATATTCTTGCAGGGTCTCAACGGTGCGGAGAATTGATTTTGCGTAGACCTCAAGTCTATTTATTTCGTTAAAACTAGCAACTAGGCTAACGTCTCCGTGTCTTTTTGATATTACTTTTTCCATATTGGTATTGGTTGGTTGGTTGGTTATCGGTTAGGTGCGCAGGGTGCGCTAATTAATTCTGACTCCAAAAAAAGACCCTTTTCTGACATAGTGCAAGATAAATCTTACTCCAAAGGCACTTTTTTTTGCTCCGGTAGGGGTTTTGGCTCCGGCGGTGGCTTCGGAATGGGACCACCCACCCCAAAAAATAAGAGGTCAACCAAGATCCCGGACCCGGCTTGTCTGTAGTGGCAAAGTGGATACGCATTTTTTCTGTAGTTGGAACGTGGATACAGACTTGCCAGCGGGGAGGGGGCGCGGGGGGCGGTGCCTTGTGCGTATATATGTATCTACTAGCCCTCTAAAAAATATTGACGGATAGGGGCTTATGTCCTATGCGGGGTGCAGATGGACGCCAAGGAAGAGCTGATAGACTCAATTCGGGAGGGAATCTTGGAAATCCAAGAACACAATCCCAAGAACAATAGCATATTGTCCAAGAGCAACCCCGAGAAAACTGCGGAAATATTGTACCTGCACTCTACCGGGGTGACCCAGACTCAGATGATAAAGAAGTATGGGATGAAACGTGAAACTATTGTAAACGTCCTATTGGACTATGCAGACTTCACGGGCAAGTGGAAACAGCTAGGGAGCAAGATTAGGGGCAGGGCATTCTTGGAACTATCCTCGTTGGAGGAAGATTTGATAGAGAAGCTAAGAGAGCGGATGGAAGCCGGTGAGATAAAGGCCAGCTTCAGGGATCTGTTGCCCTTGGCGGTTGCCTTGGAAAAGGCTGAGAAGGGGAGCAACACGTTTCGGGGAGAGGCTAGTAGCATTGTGGAAGAGCGTAAGGTGGTTAGCCAAGAGGACTATGAGGCCACCGTGAAGGCTGCCAAGGAGCGTTTGGCCAACATGAAGAAAGCGGAGGTGGTCATTGAGAGTGAGTCCTCAGTTTGATGACCATAACCGAAAAGAGCTTGTTAAGTTGTTGAGGACTCAGCATGAACAGTTTTGGTTAGTTACTAGGGACGGGAACATAGTTCAGTGTTATGGGGATAGTCCCTATGAACTATTGGATTTGGTCTGGGAAACCTTTGGTTTGTTATGAAAACTTGTAATTGTTGCGGGGAGGAGAAGCCGCTAACGGAGTTTCATGGAAATGGGCATTACAAGGGGACCAAGAAGTATAAGCCCGATTGCAGGCATTGCAGCAACTACAAGCTAAGGATGCACGTTAATAACGCTGTAGAGGAGCATTTTGGTTCTTGGAAGTGT